ATATTTGTCACACTGCTAAACTTTTTTACTAATTTGTATCATTTTATTGTACAAAACCCATTGCCAGATACTTGACAACATGGCATAACAGATACTCCCATGGAGGGCGGGTTATGTCAAAACTGCGATCTGTAAATCGATGCCCTCCACATAGAGTCTTACTGAAGTTTCTTAGAAGACAATAACACAACCGAAGATAGGTACTAGTAGCTGAAAGTTCTGAAAAGACACTTTCTGAGGGTTGCTAGGAGTCTGTCTGCATTTTGAAAGGCATATTCCATGGACATGAATGAGTATCAAGCTTGGACAGAAACAACCCGCCTCTATCCGGAAAACTTCTACATCTACTATCCTGCTATGGAACTTGGCGGCGAAGCTGGTGAGATACTTAATCAGGTCAAGAAGATTGCCAGAGATGACGACAGTGTTCTCACAGACGAAAGACGCGAAGCCATAGCCAAAGAAGCTGGTGACGTTCTCTGGTCGCTTGCGAGGGTGCTTGGCGATATAGGTGTTTCATTGTCTGACGTTGCGTATATGAATGTAGACAAGCTGACGAAGCGCATGTCCAACGGAACCATACAGGGATCGGGGGATGATCGATGACAACCTATCGCAGCAATCTAAATCCGATATTTCGTAGCAAGTTCGCAGAAGACATATTCAATCTCAAGTATCGCCACGAAGGTGCGGAGACTTGGGATGAACTTGCGGCAACCGTAGCCGCCGACGTTGGACATACATATTTACGTAAAGACGATTTGCGTGAACTGACGGAGATTATTCGAAAGCAGCAGTTTCTTCCTGGGGGCCGTTATCTCTATTACGCAGGGCGTGATGTGAAGTTCTTCAACAATTGTTTTCTGCTGTGTGCCGAAGAAGACACCCGCGAGGACTGGGCCAATCTTTCTTGGAAAGCAGAAAGCTGTCTGATGAGCGGCGGTGGTATCGGCGTAGACTATTCTATTTATCGTCCAGCGAAGAGCACCCTCTCCCGCACTGGCGGCGAGTCATCCGGCCCGATACCGAAGATACAGATGATCAACGAGATTGGTCGCCGTGTTATGCAAGGCGGTTCTCGTCGCTCTGCGATCTACGGATCACTCAACTGGCAGCATGCGGATGTAAATGAGTTTCTGTCGGCAAAAGACTGGGATGCCATTTCAGTTCCAGGCACTGACATGACGCTGAAAGATCTGAAGGCGCTGGATTTCAACTGGCCAGCACCGATGGACATGACCAACATCTCGGTGAACTACGACGACGACTGGCTGCTCAATTACTGGCGCACCGGTGACGTTGGCGACATATTCAAACGCAACGTCGAACAGGCACTGCGCACAGCCGAACCTGGTTTTTCCTTCAACTTCTTTGACAAGCGTTATGAAACACTGCGCAACGCCTGTACTGAAGTGACGGCCAACAACTCGCTTGCACCAGACGGCGGTGACGACAGTGACGTATGTAATCTTGGCAGCATCAATCTGGCGAACATCGACAGCATCGAAGAATTGCATCGTGTTGTAGAACTTGGCACGAAGTTTCTCGTATGCGGAACGATTCGCGCTGATCTCCCCTACTCCAAGGTAAAGCGTGTTCGTGAAAAGAACCGGCGGCTTGGTCTTGGCATCATGGGAATGCACGAATGGTTGATACAACGTGGTGAGCGATATGAAGTCACACCAGAACTTCATCGTTGGTTGCGTATCTACAAGTCTGTATCCGACGATGTAGCAGACAAGTTTTCTGATGAACTTGGCTTATCCAGACCGGTAGGCAAAAGAGCGATTGCACCAAATGGCAGCATTGGCATCGTTGCTGGAACGACTACCGGTATAGAACCGTTGTTTGCTGTTGCATTCAAGCGTCGTTATCTGAAGGGCAAGCAGTGGCACTATCAGTATGTCATCGACAGTGCAGCCCAGCAGCTTATTGAAAAGTATGGTGCTGATCCGACAAAGATCGAATCGGCGTTGGATCTTGCTGCCGACTATGAACGGCGTATTCGCTTTCAAGCGGATGTGCAGGATTATGTAGATCACAGCATAAGCAGCACCATTAATCTTCCGGCATGGGGCAGCGAACTGAACAACCCAGATAAAGTTGATCACTTTGCTGAAACACTAGCCAGCTATGCGCATCGCTTGCGTGGCTTTACCTGTTATCCAGACGGAAGCCGTGGCGGTCAGCCGCTGACTTCAGTGCCGTATGAAGAAGCGATCAAACAGGTTGGCGAAGAGTTTGTCGAAGCGATTGACGTATGTGACATCACACAGCGCGGCGGTGGCTGCGGCTGATCCAGTATGAACGTCTTAACTGCCTGTAGCGGGATTGGAGCACCAGAACACGCATGGCGCGATTTAGCTTTCAATTTTATTGGATGCAGTGAGATCGAGCCTTTTCCATGCGCTGTCCTTGAACATCATTATCCAAATGTCACCAACTTCGGTGACATGAACAACTACAGAGATTGGAAAATCAATGAGCCAATTACCGCTCTTTTCAGCGGCACGCCCTGCCAACCGTTTAGCGTGGCAGGGTTGCGGCAGGGAATGGATAGCCCAAATGGTAACCTCGCCCTTGTCTATCTTGGCATGGTTGAGAGATTTGCGCCCCGTTGGGTCATCTGGGAAAACGTCCCCGGCGTATTGTCCAGCAATGGAGGACGGGACTTTGGAGCCTTCCTTGGGGCGCTGGGGCAACTCGGGTATGGGTACGCCTACCGAGTGTTGGACTCTCAGTACTACGGAGTACCCCAGCGACGACGTAGAGTCTTCGTTACTGGATATTTTGGAGACTGGAGACGTGCCGCAGCGGTTCTATTTGAGCCCACGAGCCTGTCAGGGGATATTACGAAGAGCCGAAAGAAGGGGAAAAGAATTGCCCCAGCGGTTACGACAGGCGCTCCTTATTCAAGGACAGGAAACGAAAGAGTCGAAGCAGATGCCTTAATCGTAAACCGCTATGTTGAGGACACGAACTGTATACCGCACCGAGATCAAGTCCGAAGGATTTTGCCAATAGAGGCTGAGAGGCTGCAAGGCTTTACCGATGGATACACAGATATAACGTACCGGAGCAAGCCAGCACCCGACAACCAGAGATATAAGGCACTTGGCAATTCTATGGCAGTGCCAGTGGTTCGTTGGATAGGAAAGCGGCTGCTTGAAGTGGAGAAATTTAACACATAATGCCTTATTGAATTTTTGTCATTATTCTTTGCAATTTTTTCTTTTTTGTATTACTTTATGATACACCCAGACGACTGATGATTCATCCCCTTTCGATCATTAGTCACCACCAACCGCCAGAGGTCTCTCCAACGAATTTCCTTCCGGCCTCTGGCGGTACTTTTGCGAGGCGACATGCGCTCCATACTGGTCGCAGCATTGCTAATACTACTGCAACCCAGCCTAGCGTTGAGCCAGACAGCTTGTGGTGAAGCTGAAAAGATAAAAGTCAACATGGCGCTACAGGGAAACCAGCCATGGTTTAGAGGATTGTCAGCGAGAGGACATATTACAGAAATTTGGGTTCACAAAAGGACATATGAATTTATTGCTTTCGTTGTGTATCCAAACGCAACGCTCTGCGTCGTAGACGCTGGCGGCTATGCAGAAACAACCAGTTTATTTGAAGCATCAAAGGAAGAAGAAAAGTGACAGAGCCAATACCATTTGATCCGGTTAAACATCCACGGCATTACAAGCTGATGCTGAATGGAAGAATGGTTGAAGCATGGGATCTTCTAGATGCGCTTTTCAATCGTAATCCGACGTTATGGAACGCCGGTAAATATCTTTTCCGTGTTGGCAACGGCGGCAAAGACAATGATCTGCAAGATCTAAAGAAATGTCGTCAGTTTCTTTCACGCGAGATAGAGCGGCTGGAGCAAGTAGAAGCTGCTGCCAATATCTCAAAAGTGAAGTGAACTATTACCGTAATTACTTTCAAAGAAGGGGTTCGCTGATGACTGAAGAAAAAACTTGTCCATGCGATAGCTGCGTAGATTGCTCTTGCGATCCCGCAGTATGCAAGTGCGACTGTCACCAACAGGAAGATGGCGCGAAGGATCTTGACTGCCTTAACGCTTGAAAGTCTCGATGACATTAAAATCGCAATGCAAGTGCTGGACGACAAACTGTCGGCAGAAAAAGCACAGAACACGCTGTTAGACTACGCACAGCATTTGCAGACTTCTTATCTGAGACCGCCGCATATAGAGTTTCTTGCTGAAAAGCTGGAAGCAGTGGAGCGCGGTGACATCACGCGACTGGCGATTAGTATGCCGCCGCGACATGGCAAGTCTGAACTTGCCAGTAATTTTTTCCCTTCATGGTTTCTGGGACGCAACCCAGACAAATACGTTATCTTCAGTACATACGCACAAGAACTGGCTGATGACTTTGGACGCAAGGTTCGTAACACCATGCGCGATGAACGCTTTTCGCAAGTGTTTTCCGATGTTCAACTTGACGATACCAGTCAGTCAGCCAGACGTTTTGGAACAAATAAACTTGGAACATATTTCGCAGTAGGAGCCGGTGGCGCAATCACAGGTCGAGGTGCGCACCTCCTAATTGTCGATGATATTATAAAAGGACGAGAAGATGCAGATAGTACGGCTATTCGTCGTAGTGTTACAGATTGGTATAAATCTGTTGCCTATACTCGCCTCATGCCTGGTGGGCGCATTGTTATTGTTGGTACTCGCTGGCATGAAGCTGATCTCTTGGGTTTTGTCCTGGAAGAAGCTACACATGAACCTTGGGAGGTTATCAATCTACCAGCCATCGCCGACGAGGATGATCAGCTTGGCAGGGAACAGGGAGAAGCCTTGTGGCCGGAGCAGTTTCCGGTAGAACGATTAATTGAAATAAAAAAGACAGTTGGCTCACGCGAATGGGCAGCACTGTTTCAGCAATCACCCAGTGCGGAAGACGGCAACATCTTCAAACGTTTCTGGTGGAAATGGTGGGAAGACAGTGAGCCGCCTGATTGCGACTTCATCTTGCAGAGTTACGATACCGCTTTCAGCAGTAGCCGTGACGCAGACTATACAGCAGTGCAAACTTGGGGTGTCTTTGAAAAGGAAGACAAGCCGTGTGCAATATTGTTGTCTTGTCTGAATGAGCGATTGGAATATCCGCAGCTTCGTGAAAAGGCGGTGGATCTATACAAGAGGTGGCAACCGGATACTGTGCTCATAGAAAAGAAAGCCAGTGGTCAATCTCTTTTGCAGGATCTACGTCGCAGCGGAATACCGGTAACGGATTACACACCCGACAGAGATAAAGTTGCAAGAGCACATAGTATTGCTCCCATGGTTGAGTCTGGTCAGATTTATCTGCCAAGGGGAAAATATTGGGCCGATGATTTTCTTAATCAGTGCAGCAGCTTTCCCAATGGTCGGCGCAAAGACATGGTGGACGCTTTCACGCAAGCCATCATCCGACTGAAGAACGGATACTTTTTGCACTATCTAAATGAGATTGAAGACGAAACAGAATTTAAATCTAAAAAGCGATACTACTGGTAACTTGGCAAAGATGTATCATTTTATGATACAATGTGCTAATCTCCAGAAATACTTCGGAGTTATCCATGGCTGTTGAAAAAGCACTCAATCCCATGCCGTCTGGCGATGTGGAATATACAGACGATATTGTTACTGAAATTGTTGTTGAAACGGATAGTGATACTGGCGAGACAACAATCGGCATATCTGAAATGCCCGAGTCGGAAGCGTTAGTTCCACATGATGCAAACATCGCTGAAATATTAGATGAGCAAGATCTCGTTGAGATGGCAATAGCACTTGTGGACACCTATCAGCAGGATAGGCAGTCGCGCAGTGAGTGGGAAGAGACCCTCGTAGAAGGCATGGATTTACTTGGCGTGAAGTTGGAAGAAGTCACCGAGCCGTTTGAAGGTGCGTGTGGGGCATCACACCCACTGTTGCTCGAAGCATGTTTGCAGTTTCAAGCACGAACTATCGGTGAACTTTGTCCACCGGATGGGCCGGTGAAAACAAAAATTATCGGGGAACAAACAGAAGAACTTTTACGGCAAGCGCAGCGTGTGCAGCGTCACATGAACTATCAGCTTACCGAGGAATGTGAGGAATACTTTGACGACATGGATCGTTTATTATTCGCTCTACCGCTCAATGGTATCGGATTCAAAAAGACCTACTACGACCAGAGCATGGGTCGCGTCACCTCCCGCTACGTCAAGGCTCAAGACTTTGTGGTCGATAACGAAGCGACTGACCTTCTTACTAGTCCTAGGTATACACACGTTTTGCATATGGCTGAAAACGATATTCGTAAAAACATTTATGCGGGTGTATACCGCGATGTCGAACTGGGTAAACCGTCGAGGCTGGACAGAGGTGTTCTCACGGAAAAAGAAAATGAAATAACCGGCATATCATATTACACCGCTGATTATGATCGACACCGTGTGCTGGAAATGCACGTTGATCTCAACATCCAAGGTTTTGAACATCTGGATATGGAAAGTGGGGAACCCACAGGTATCGCTCTACCGTATATTGTTACCATCCATGAGGACAGCAATCAGATCCTGTCGATCCGTCGAAACTATGCCGAAGGCGATACGCTATATAGAAAGCTGTCTTGGTTTACCACTTACAAGTTTCTACCTGGACTTGGTTTTTACGGTTTAGGTTTCATTCATGTGCTGGGCAACTTGCAGAAAACTGCAACAGCTATACTTCGCGCCCTTGTTGATGCCGGACAATATGCAAATCTTCCAGGTGGTTTCAAAGCAAGAGGTATGCGACTAGCTGGTGATCAGCCGGTGAGTTTTGGTGAGTTCCGATCTGTCGAAGGCGTAGGCGATGACATAAGAAAAAGTATTATTCCGCTGCCAACGAAAGAACCAAGTCAGACATTACTGATGTTACTTGGCACCATCACAGATAATGGCCGTCGATTGGCAGCTTCAACTGATATTCAAGTGGGTGATGCCAACAGTAAAGACAGTCCAGTTGGTTCAGTGGTTGCGTTGATGGAAGCTGGTCAGCGTCTTATGTCGGCGATACATCGTAGATTATATCGTGCTCAGAAGGCAGAATTACGGATATTTGCCCGATTGAATGCTGAATTTAACGATTTTACCGCATATAACAACGGATCCGGCGAAATAAGGGCTGAAGACTATGATGCAACAATTGACATCATTCCTGTCGCAGATCCGTCGATAATCAGCGAAAGTCAGCGTATTATGAGAGCGCAAGCGCAGCTACAGGTGGCGACACAGTTCCCACAACAGCATGACGTTCACGCCGCGCTTCGCAGAATGCACGTTACGCTAGGCACAGAAGACATTGACGATGTGCTGCTGCCAGATCGCGGGCCAGAGCGGGCAGATCCCGCAACAGAAAACTTTTCTTTTTTACACGGCAAGCCAGCGAAGGCATTTGCCGATCAGGATCATCAGGCACATATGACAGTGCATCAAACTTTCTTGTTGTCTATGCAAAAAGATCAGGCAACATTTTCAAGACTAGCGCCATTGGTAAATGCTCATATAGCAGAACATATGGCACATACCTATCGTCAACAGATTGAAGCAGCGA